ATTGATGTTCTCGAAGTAATTCGTATTCATCCCGACAGCGAATCGTGGCAGATTTCACACGATTCTGATTGGAGCAAGAACAGAAACGAAATTTGGGGAGAGTTTGTCTCCCTTCGGCAATCTATGGGCGACGTAGAGGACGAATTTAGACAAATTGCAGAAGACGGTATTGACGACGGATAAATTATGGGCGTACTCGCATCTGACCTTCGTGACGAAGGATTTGAACGAACAGAACGAGACTCACCCTTTGACGATGACGGAACACTATGGGCTAATTCTCACGAACTTGTTTGCGATGAAACAGGAATAGTGGTAACGTCAGCGTCAGACATTGAAACGAGAGACGTTGCGGAACTATCGCCAGCAACGCCGAGATATTCAAACAGCGGCAGAGTAATTCTCCCCGGTGGACATAGGCACGTCTATGACTGGTCCTCGGGCGATGAAGACTTTTTATACGAGCGTTAAAATTTCCAGTAGTCTGGATGCTCTCGAAGAATCGTATCGACGCCGATTTTGTCTTTCTTACTCTCGGGATTATCATCGTAGAGGTCACGCATTACCGCCGCGCCATCTCCCGAGGACTTCACGGCTGACTCAACGGAGCAGTCGTAGTGGGTCGGATGCCCGAATGAAATATTTCCAGAGCGCGTAACTCGGCTGTCAAAGTCACATTCTTCCGCGATAATTTCAAACGATTGCTCTATGTCCCACGGCTTTTTGAGGCGCATCGTTCTCGTCTCATATCGTGTGAACTTGATACTCAAATATGGGTAGGTCGGGATTTCGTTCATCTCCATCGCCCAGTTGACAATATCGGCAACGTCGTCCTGACTTACGACGAGTCGCTTCTGACTGCTTGTCTTCAATTCTACAGCCCTCAGCGAGCCGTCTAACGGGATGAGCAGGTCAGGAGAGGGGACGCTTTGGTTGCCTGACCAACCGGGCCTGAGCGGAATTACAGAGCCTCCTGTAAGGTCGTATATTTCTGACGCTAACTGATGCTCCTTACGCAAGCCTGCTTTTTGCCGACTCATCGCTGTCTCTCCTTTTGCGAAGCAAAACTACTCATAATCGTGTTCCGTCCAGCGTCCATCAATATTTTCACGCATCTCCTCAGCGAATGAGTACGGATACGCCTCGTAGCCAGTCACCTTGAGTGCAAGCGTATACACACGGCCATCCTGAAACTCGTAGTAGTCTTTCACTTCAAGATTGTAGACTGAATCCTGAAGATGAACCTCGTACTGTCCATCAGCGAGATTGTCGATGCTCCCTTTCGTCATATTGCCGCATGATAGTTTGACGAGATGATAGCCTTCACTTGCGACATAGCCACCGTGAATATCCTCAAACTTATACGTATATCCGTTCCACACGAGCGGGAAATTCTTGACAGTATCGCAGAGTTCTTGCATTTCAGCAATTAACTCGCTCGGGTCGAGAACGTCGGCTGATTTTGCCGTTACTTCGAATGAGTCCATAGTTGTCACTATTGTATGCTACTCGTTGCAGGTATAAAAAGGTTTCGATTATGGCTGTTTATTCCGCGAACCGCTCGTACCAGTTTCCAGCCGCCTCGTAGTCAGTTGCGACAAATTCAATACACATCGAGTCACCATCGGTTTCCCATTGAGAGATAATGGCGTCCTCGAATAACATTTCGTGTTTTCTACTGTATAATCGTATTGTCCCCGAGTTCACTTTGTGACTGTGAGTAAATTGAGAGCGCGTTTCTATCGACACAGAAATCCTTCTGGCTGTAACTTGTTGACCAGTATCTTCGACAAACGAAGAACTCTGAACTACCGCTTGTGAGTCTTGCTCGATGCTCATTGAAAAATCAGCGACTTCAACGAACTGTCCAGCAATAACCATCAAGAGAGGACCGTGGTCCCAAAGGTCAAGCATCAGCCCGCTACGATTCCCTGTGCCACCAGACGTGTTCAACTTGTTCTGCCGGGAATCGTGCAATGACATATTCTCCGTTCAGCATACCTTCGGTTACAATTTCACCAGAGTCGTCAAACTCTGTATCGTGGATATGCAACTCGTATTCTCTATCAGATTCAAGAACGACCATTACCTCGCCGGTATCCTTGAGGATGTTTTCAATATCATTGCTTGTATAAGTCATTGCTACAGCATCACATTGTACGTGCTACTACTTAAATGTTTCGATTCTATGAATCCAGAAAGCCATACGTGACAAGGGTTGCTGAAATAAATCCAGCAACGAGTGCCACAGTTATGAAGACTGGCGCGGAAACGATTGATGCTATTTGTATACTTGCGACAACCATTGCTGTAATAAGCAAATAGTTGAAGCCCAACTCGTATTTGTTCATTTTTATACCCTGAATTTACATAAATAAGTACGGTCGGAATTAACTTAAGGCTTTCGGTTAGAGTAACAGCGCCGCGACGAATAGACAGAGCAAAAATGGAAGCAGTAGGTCGAATACTACATTTAGCACCCAGTTATATGTACCCTGAGACATATCTACATAAACTGCGACAATCCAGATTGGTCCGAATCTGCGACCAAGTTGTCGAAGTCCCAGTCCATCGTTTTCACAATCGGTTCAATGGGCCTCCTGAGAGTCTTGCGAGACATCTTCTCATAGTCAATGCGAATCTCCTCCGGTAAGTGACGAACGTCATTCAGCGAGATTGCGTCAACGTCTCGACCAAGTTCCTTCTGTGTCTCGTCATTCGGAATCTCGCCCGAGCCGCGACTCCAATTCTCCTGATAGACGTATACGTCGGGATACGGATGGCCCACACGGTCAACGTAGAACATCAGCGGCTTATCGCCTGACCCGATAGTCTCGCCGTCGATGTGGACATTCGCATACTTCGCTCCACGAATATGCGGCTGTGGAGTCATATACTTGCCATTCTTGTTCGGCCCGCCGTATTCGTCAAGCGGCTTGCTGATTGCAGACGGAATGCCGATTAAGTCAGGTGAAATCTCTCCCGAGATGGACGCATCCCAGTTTTCTTTGAGATATTCTTGCACGCTCGATTTTGGCTCATCCTGCTTGAGCAATCGATAGAGGACGCCTTCCTGAACCCGAGTCGTCAACTCTGCCGTGTCGCTTCTAACCAACTCGAAGCCCTTTGTCGCAGGCTCAGGCTCCTCGATTATCTCACCCTCGTCCCAAGTGACCAATTGGCTGTACCGCTTCTTGACACCTTTCTCCGGGTCGTTCGACTTGAAGTCTCGCAGGAAGAACAGCGCATCTGCGTATGACTCGATTTCGACTTCCATCTTATGCATCGAAGGGTCGGTAATGTTGAACTGCTCTGCCATAAACTCGTCGTAACTGGAGTTAACGTACTGCGCCGCTTGGAAGAACGGCATTTCTGGCTCCTCTCCCGATTGCATCCGCAGGAAGTCTTCTTGAATTTCTTCCGGCGTTACATCGAGGCCGGGAATCTTTGTCATTACGCTGTCCGTGTCTCCCCCGACACGCTTTGCGTCAGGATAGCCGTGACCCTGAAGGAACTGCTCGAACTCCATCGACGTGTACGTGACGACCATCTGACCAGCAAGCGTGATAGTTTCGGCAAGTCGCCAGTCGAACAGGCGGAAACCCTTTCCGTAGGACGCAGAGTCCCCAAAGACCCCGTATAGAGAGTTGACAATCCTCTTAACTGCATCGTATTTTTCGTCGGAATAATCATCTTTCTTGTATTCGTACTTCATATCCGTCATTTCTGTGATGATTTCTCGGACGAATCCTTCTTTTACTTCAGGCTTTGTATAGTAAATCTTGTTGCTATCGTCGTACTCTACGCTGTTCCCTTTCAGAATTTCGTCGAACTTCCTGACAGGTTCGAGTCCTTCGTCTCGCTTTACCTCGTCATCTCGACGGTCAACAAACGCTCGATAGAGGTCGTCTTCCTCATAGCCTGCCTCCCGTGCCTCAGACAAAGTGTCGAACACAGTCTCAGGAGAGACGTTGAGCGACCACATCAGATACGGATAGAGACTTGCAAGGTCAGGGTAGACGACATTCTCGTGCTTCCCCGGAACCGGATTGAAGACACGACCGCCGCCATACCAGTCACGCTCAGGCTTGACGGACGTTGGAAGCGCGAATCCTTTCTCATAGGCTTGCCGAAGGAACAACACGTCGATGATGCCGATATTCGAGTCAGCGCATTCGCTGTAGGAGGTTCCGGTAACGTGACGAATATGGTCGTACATATCCAGCACACCCTTAGCATCCTCGATTTTTACAACAGCATCCGTGTCACGAATGTTATATCGCATAAACTCGACCGGCTCGAACAACCAGCCGTCGTCCAGCGATTCAATATCTTCCTTGCCGTAGCCGAGTTCCGCTTCCGCAATATACCCCAAGGCGTAGGACTTCTTCTCGTGAATCTGCGTCTTCTTGTACGCTTGAAGCATATCGAACATCTCGCGGCCTTTAACCATCGGCGTGCCCGAGCGAGTCGTGAACGTCTGCTTCAATGGCGAGAGTTCAGCGAACGACCACTCGTTAATGGATTCGCATCGGTTAATCCAGTACGGATAGTCGAATCCATTGCCAATATCGTTTCTGCTTGAGTTCCATCCGGTAAGCAGGTCAGGGTCCTTGTCGATAATCCACTCGTTTGCTTCTCCGAGCATCTGTGCCTCGTCGTGGTAGACCTGCATATCTACGCGGCCTCCGTCAACGCCATCAGGATACTCCCACGATACTTCATCCTCGTTCCATACGCCGTCTACATCGCGGCCTTGCGGTGTCGCGCTCGGGTGAAGAATCGCGGCCTTATAGGTATCGCTGTACGTATCGTGAATCGTATACGATGTAATCGGATTTCGCGCTTCTTCCGTATCAGGGAAGACGCCGCCGCTCCACACCTCAATGTCGATGGTCAGCATCCGTGGCTCAACATCAGGCAAGTCTTCGGTCGCCTCGATGGAGTCAACGTGGACTCGTTCCTCGCCTGTTGGAACCTCAAGTCCACGCTTGATTCCAGTCGTAATCAGGAAGCGATTGGTGAAGAACACGTCAGCCTCCCACGTCTTGTCGAAGAAGTCTCGCAGGTCCTTGACGTGCTTCGGATTCACCGTATAGATTTTGACAAGCCGTTGACCCTGCAACGTCCGAGCAGGCGGCTCATCGGATGTCTCAATCGTGACATTCATCGAATGTTCGTCTTTTACAAGTTTCTCGCGTGTCTCGATGGAGCGGATTGCCCCTTCGTTGAGAAGGTCGTCCTGATTTGCGCGAAACTCGTCCTCCGAAATGTAGAAGTACGGATGAAAGCCCTCTACCTCCACATACCGCCGATTCCCCTCAGCGTCACGACAAAAGAGTTGCACGATGGGTTCCGGTACACGGTGGCCGTCTTCCTCCATCGTGTATTCCATCGTCATAACTTTGAGCCGCTCGCGTTCCGAACTGAATGACGTTAGTCCACTCATACACTCTATCAACGAGTCATACTCATATAAAGGTTTCGATTAGCCTTCGACAAGCACTATCACGCGACTGCCGATAATCTTCGCCGCCGGATACTTCGAGTCAATATCTTTCAGAAATACAGGAATATCAAACATAATGCCTTCAGGATTTCCTTTATCACGACGAAACCACCACAATTTTGCGATAACATTAATCTCGTTATCAGCCAAGAGGAGGTCCTGCTCCTGCATAAAGTTGCTGTCCGTGCGAATATCTTCAAGTCCTGCTGGATTTACGAATATGCTCTCGACGGTATCGTCAGATTCCTGAACGTGCCGTATTCCCTCGCAAACATCTGCCGCAGAGAGAACCATATTCATATCTCCAACAGTCATTCTACTTCTCGTTTAATTATGTCGCTGGAATACTTGCAATTACTGCAATACTCTTGCAGTATCGCTTTCGATGTTCCGATAAACGGAATACCGAATGCAATTCGTTTTGTCCAGCGGAGTTTATTTCGAGAACAATTCTCGCACTCTCGGTATGGGCGCTCCTCATATTTCTTCTTATTATGCAGATACACCCAATTAGAAACATCTTCTGGATTCATGGAGAATCAACCAAGACTTCATTATCTCCAAGAAGCGAGAGCAATACTTTGATTGCAGTTGCTCGGTCCTCGTGATAGGAGCGCATCATCCACGAGAGGGGAATCTGCATCTTGTCACGGTCGCCCTGATACCAGAGAACAATTGGAATGCCTTTCCGATGCGCCTCTCGCATATAGACGACTGCCCCTGCAAGAAAAGCATCGTCCTGCCACGAGACAAGCAGACCGTCAACGTCTTGCTCGATTTTTGCGACGACAGGTTCCATAATTTGCTCGGGGTTATCGTAGGGGTCAGCGACATCGCCTCCGATTTCATACGGATTGACGAACTCGTAGTCAGGATACTCAGATGCAACGTCATCCTGCCACGAGAATGGGTCCTCGTAGGTGGTCGCGCCGCAGACCATAATCACGGGAGAGCGACGGCTCGAAAACTTGAAATCACTCATTCCTCGACCTCTGTGTTCACATCGAGGACAGCAATTTCTGCATCTCGAAACGTTCGAGCGAGAATACTCTCAACAGATGGCTCCATCTGTGACGCGACTTCAGCGAGACTGTCGGCGTCGTGGGATTCGAGAACATCTTCTTTGTCCGAGTCCGAGACTTCCTTTTCCGTAATCATCGTGATGCTGGTTACTACTTTACTCATAGATTAATATATGGGGTCCTCCTACTTAAAGGTTACGTTTGCGTCCGTGTTCAGGTCAACACTCGCTCTCCATCCGAGAAGTTGCTCGATTTCTCGCTCCATCGAGACTTGCACACTATCCGTAATCGGTTTTCCGATGTAGTCCATCATCACTTTATCGCTGATAACGTCAGCAATATCGTCGTACTGCTCGTCGCAGTCGTGCTTCAGAAAGAGGTGAAATGAATATAACTGAAAGTTTTGTGCATCGAGTCCGTGGAGTTGAAAATAGTCAGAATCTCTCACGAACTCTCGCTCGCACGCAATACACTTTGCCTGATACTTGTCAGGCATTGCACCAAACGCGACGTGATGCCCATTGATTTGAGCAACACCATACGAGCCTATGCGAATATTGTCATCTAACTCGATAACTACCATACTAAGAGATGTTTCTCGAAGTATTTAACTCTTTTGGTTGAACGACTGCGCCCATACCGTGAGGCCATCGTCTGCCGAAATGCTAATATCAGTTATTTCAAGGCAGTCCTTATCGCCCTGCATTTCATCGAGCGTATCCGCATAATATTCTTCGAGATACCACGTCACGATATATTGCAACTGAATCTGTCGCTTATTCTCTGCAATCCAATCCTCTTTCGGTTGGTCCATCGCTGAATTTGGAAACTCAGCGACCTCGGGACTCGCGTCATTAATTTGCATATCTATGCATTGACGCGCAGGTATAAAAAGGTTACGCCGTGGGCAGGATTTGAACCTGCATTCCCCGAAGGGAGCCTGTGTTCCAGACAGGTGAGCGAACCAAGTTGCTCAACCAACGGCTCAGTTTATCTTATAATCGCTATCGTCCTCGATTGCAGAGTCTCCGTAGATTTGCGCGATGTCCCACTTTCGCAAGTAGTCGCTCGCACATTCCTCGCAGAGAATAGTGTAGAACGTCTTATCAGGCTCGTTCTCATAGACTACTGCGAGTTCTTTGTCTGCGCTGTTATCGCACGCGGCAGACATATCCACATTGGCAGACATACACTTCGAGTCATTCTCCCAATCAGTTTCTTCGATGGGAGTGACAGATTCAACGTCTCGTTCTTCCATATATAGCATATGGTACTCCGAGTATTTAAATCTTCCGAATGGGCGTGAACGGATTCGAACCGTAAATCTCCGCCAAGTCAAGACGGCATCTTAACCGAGTTGGACCACACGCCCGCGAAGCCTCCGACGAGGCTATTCTTCGAAGTTATACGAGACGCCGTGGCGGTAATGCCGCGAGCCGCATTTCTCGCATACCTCGACAGACTGCGTTTGTTTGAACACGTTACCACATCCACAATGGATGGTTTGTCTTACCATTTGCAACAATGGGTTTACATTGAGTGCGTGCAGGAGGATTTGAACCTCCAACCGGGCCGATGTAAGCGGCCTATTCTAACCAGATTGAACTATGCACGCGCAGAGCGGCATTTGTTTAGATGAGTGTCGTCTCAGGTCTTCTCATCGTAGTTGGCTGGAAGGGAGTTGAACCCATTGGACCACCAGCCATCTTCCGTATTATACCTATAAGAACTACTCCTATTTAAACCTTTCGATTTATATCACAATTACACTCCCGTCGCAACTTAATGAGGACAAAATGGAACACAAATTCGCACAGTTCCATCTGCTTTCTACCCAGTTCGTCTTGACACTTTATCGTGAGCAGTTCTTTCTCGTTATCGCCAAACGCGAGCCTTGCAGTTTCTTCGCAATACTTACATTTTGCCTCGTAGCAGTTGACGCCGTATCCCATATTGCACCAGTCTGGTTCCTTCATCTGAACGGACGCTCCCATCTATCTGAACTCGTGCAATCACAATTGTCCATCGCCATCATTCGCATCAGCCCTTCGAGAAAGGCTTCATTTGGCGTTCCTCGATAGACGCCATCCTTTTCATCGAGGACCAGCGCAACATAATAGTCGCAGTTGGAACAACTCACAGCAAAGACGACTCGCTCGTGTCGCACTCGTTGCTTCGTAAATAATAATCTCATATGAAGTCAACGGCTTCAGCAAGACTATGAATCCTATCACACGACTTGCTACGAATGTCGTCCAATTCTGAATTATGTGGATGATGCCTCAAGAGCAGGCGGCAATTTCCAAACATTTCTGGATTATCGTCTACATAGAGGTCGTAACCTAACTCGTGCTTCGGCGTGCGAGTTGACACAATTGAATCGTAGCAGATTCCGTGATGCTCAAGCCAGAGTTCGACCGACTCGTCAACGTGCATCCTTGCTGTCACAATATCAAGCGTATCCGTCTTGCTGTGAATAGACTCGGTATATTCAGCGAGTCCCGGCTCGACTGCCGGAATGCTCAACGGGTCGTGTCGCCAGAGGGCATCGCTCACGCCAGAGTAGACTTGCCACGTATAATCATCGAGGTCCCAACTGCTGAAATCGCCGCTCTCAAGATTGTCGGTAGAGTGGCACGCTTCGCTAATCGTGTCAGCGAGGACTTCCTCTAAGTCGAGTGCTACCTGCATATATCAGTCACCGTTATCTCCGTTCGCGGGATTTTCTCGCCTTCTGCAAGTTCACGCCACTCGTCCGAGTGAAGCACAATCCAGTAAGTCGAGCCTCTATCCGTGGGATACATTCGGACAAACGTGGCATCGTGTGGCAAGTCTGTGCTACGCCTGCCGCCAGACTTTAGCATTTCGACAAGGAACTCCGTCGAAACCTCGATTTGTTTAAATTTCTTCTTCATTCGATTACATCGAGGATTGTCTTGCAGGAGTTGCACCAGTAAATCTCCTTTGTGTCAATTGCACTTCCCTGTACGATACGCTTCATCGTCTCTTGAGTCACGCCGTCCCACGGATGCTGACAGTCGTCTGGATTATCTGGAATTTCGTCTTGCATCTCAGGAGGGCGTTCAGGTCCTTCCTGTGTCGAACTCTCGGTTACGTCAACCAGTTCGTCGTCTCCCGGCATTGCTTCCTCATTTGCGCCAGAGTCAGTCTCGTCGTCGCCGTCCCATTTCAGACCCATTATTGTTTCCTCTTGTAGTGGTACACGTTATCGTGAATACCTTCGTATGACGGAATGGTAATCTTGTTCGCAAGCGCGTACCGCTTCTTTATCTCATTATGGAAGGCTTCATTCGCGGTACAGCCGCCGAAGTGTTCCCCGACGTAGACAACATCAGTTCCGCCTTGCTCGATGTGCGCCTCAAGTGCATTAATCGCCATATCGTCACCGTATGGCGGCCAGCATAGAAGAAGCGTATACTCTCCGTTGAAGCGTTCGAGCATCTTCGGAGTGCCTTGCTCAACGGAGGTCCAAGCGTCCTCGCCGGGTGGCTCGATGTCGTATGCGATAACGGTTGCACCGACCTCTCGAAGAAGCCGCGCCCAGTAGCCCTTCCCTGCACCAATTTCGACAATCGGGCTAAGGTCAGCAATGTGTTCAATTGCTTCCTCATTCGGGATAGCCCAACCATATTCCTCTACCAAGTCGCCGCGCTTCCCGAACCATTGCTCCGCCTTGAACGAGTTTTTCTCGGAGAGTTCCTCAAACTCTTGCAGATAGTAGTTTTCGTTTTCCATAATAGACTGTTGGGACTACACGTACTTAAATCTTTCCGTAAGAAAAGTTACATGAGCGAGGTAGGAATCGAACCTACACAGGACCTTGCCGGAGGATTTGACCCTCTTGCCGTTTCCAATTGGCTACTCACTCGCTTAGTATCAGCAATAGGCCGGGTCGGATTTGAACCGACGATGGACTAACCGGGAGGGCTTAAACCTCCTGCCTTAACCAGACTCGGCGCACCGACCTATATGCACCCGCTTGGAATCGAACCAAGAAAGCCCCTACGGGCAAGGCCCCTCAAGCCTATGGGTTTCGCCAGTTCCCTACAGATGCGCGAAGTTTCAGCAAAGTTGAGAGTGAGTTGGATTCTGTATCCCAAGATAGTGGTGGAATTGAAGTATCTCACTCTCTCGGCTGAAATGAGTCGGACAGGATTCGAACCTGCAAAGCACTAAGCGCGAGGTCCTAAGCCTCGTGAGTTTAACCGTTTCTCGTACCGACTCGCGTACTCTGTGTATAGGAACTCCTACTATTTAAAACTTTCGATTTCAAATTTCACAGCACTACAATCCCATCCTGCTCCGAATCTCGTCCTGCTTTCGAGCAACCTCGATATGCTTCTGCAATTTCTGCTGGTCCTCATAGGTAGCAGGCATCCCATCTTTCAGGTGAATTTGGTCGCCAGCAACGTTTACAACACCATTTGATACCATATCAATTTGGGCACTCCCGGCAGACATATCACCAATTGCGATACTGCTTGCCGCGCCTCCATCGAGGTCGTCCAACATTTCTTCAATCTCATTTGGGTCGCCGCACGGCTGACGATGAATCAATCCAAGTGCATAATACTTATACTTCTGCACACTCTCTGCACCATCCTTGTAAAAGATATGCGGAATGCTCTCCGTAATCTCGCAATCCGCACACTCGAACGTGCCGTCCTCGAAGGTGATGCTATGTCCACCAAGTGCGATGCTATATTTCATTTGACAGGCGTAGCGAGAGTCGAACTCGCGTCACAGGTTTAGAAGACCCGTGGGATAGTCCACTACCTCATACGCCCATAAGAGAATAGACGCTCCGTCTACTTAAATCTTGCTATTGGCAATCGGGGCAAAACTCCTCGAAATTGATGGCAATCGGGTCGTCGGGGTCGGGGAAGGCTTCTCTTACCCAATCCGTGTGCTTGACCTTGTTCGATACACGCTTTTCTTCGGAGACAACCTCGGAGTAGTCGTAACTACCGTGAATGTCAACATACGCTCCTTCCTCGAATGTCGCGTCTAACGTGATGTCGCCGCAATTATCACAGATTAGGTGCTTGCCTAACATAACGCCCGTAAGAGGAGTCGAACCCCTATCTCTTGGTCCGAAGCCAAGTGTCGTATTCCATTGGACCATACGGGCAACACGGGAATAGATATTAAATTCCCCTGATACCGCCACATCACTCCTTTCGCCCCTTACTTAATTATGGAACTCCGGGTACTTAAAGGTTTCGATTATAGTCGTGTTGCCCGCGCCGTTGCTTCCCACAGGGACATTCTCGTTCCATCATTTCGCACATATACATCGCCAGCCGTTGCTTCCTCCAACGCTCGACGGTATTAATCGTCTGAAACGTTCCAGTTCTTTCCTGAACAACATACGGCAATTTACCGAGTTCTGTCACATAGCCGCATTGTTCACATCGCGCTCGTGCGACCTCTCCTGAAACACCGCAGGCAATATCTCTCCCGTGATATTCAAATGTTGTGCCCATATTCGAGATTACGGTTTCTCTGATTGAGCGTATCATTTCTTCAATCTGACGAGCCATCAGGTCAGTATATCCGTTGCTCATCATCTCGTGAGTGAGCGCCACCTCTCCGCCAATCTTTTCGTTGTTCATTCGCTTATAAACTTGCACAACATCCGCTTGCCTCGCTTCATCTCTAAATTGCTGTGTCTGCAAATGCAACACGTCATACTCCGCGCCAATATCTTGCACAAATTCGGTAATCTCGTCACTATCCATATGCAAGGTACGAACTGCAAGTATAAAAGTGTTACGCCATCTCTCGGACTCGAACCGAGATTCCCGTAAGGGATTACGTGTTTTCAAGACACGCTGACATACCAATGTCTAAGATGGCACTCAAAGTCGAGGGAGGGATTCGAACCCTCGTGTGAGGCTTTGCAGGCCCCCGCGTAACCAAACTCTGCCACCTCGACTACGCTTAGTTGCACCCATTAAGGAAGTAGTTTCCCAACGGGATAAGTTTTATGGTTTGCACGTAGATTCCGTCAACCGGAAATATTGTTCCGCGAATGCCGTGTTCCTCGTGACAATTTAGGCACGTAAGATTTAATCTAAAATACACCCTTCCATCATCCGTCTTGTGTGCGTCGTTGTGGAGCAGGACAATATGATGCCCATTCCATCGAAGGGGAAAGTAGTCTCGCTTGTAGCCGTACTCCTCGGCTTTCTCAACTCGTTCATCAAGTTCCGCCGAGGTTCCAAGCGTCATCTATCCAAAGAACTCATCAGCGCAGTCGAGACAGACTTCACGCTCATTCAAGATTGCTTTCTCGTCGTCACACCGTGAACATTGCTTCATATGCGCCCGGTTGGATTTGAACCAACAATCGCTCCGTTACTGCAAGTGATACTCAGATGCCGAATTAATATTGGGATATTCATCTGATTATCTCTTTTATCAGCGGAGTGCCGTACCTGATTGGGCCACGGACGCTCAACGCCGAGGGAAGGATTCGAACCTTCTGGCCGCTTCCGCGACCTCTTGATTAGCAATCAAGATAGGTTTGCCTGACCCAACCACGGCCCAAATGAGGTCTGAGAGATTTGCACTCCCATCAATGTCAAGATCGGAAGAGCGG